TCGATCAATTTCTGATGACGACCGGCGCCGGCGACCATCCCGAATTCTTACGGTTGCTGCATCGGGCCGGTCAGTATTTTGATGAGGCGGCGCCGCCTCCGCCCGATGCTCGTCCGCCACCCGACAATGGACAACGACCGGCCCGCCGTTTGCGGGACACCTACGACCACGCCCGCTCACAGGCACGCTCGTAACTAAGGAGAACCACCGTGGCAACTGGACAATGGCCGACACTCGCTGATCTGACGAGCCGCATGGACGGCGCGGGCAAGCAACACATCATCGCGGAGATGATGAGCCAAAGCATCGCGCTCCCCGAGGACATGCCTTTCATCGAGAGCAGCGAGATGGGAGGGCATGAATTTGTTTTCAGAACCTCCATTCCCGCCGGCGCCTGGCGCCAGATCAACCAAGGCGTCCCGTACAGCAAGAGCACGACCGCGAAGTCGCGCGTCGGTCTCGGCACGCTGGAGGACTACAGCCAGGTCGATCGCTTGCTCGCGGAAATGAGCGGCGACATCGAGCAGTTCAGGGAAGGCGAAGATGTAGCTTTTCTTGAAGGCATGGGTCAGACGGTCGAGCAGACGGTCTGGTATGGAAATACGGCCGCGACGCCCGCAGAATTCATGGGCTTGAGCGCATTTTATAACACCGTCAGCGCCACCACCGCGCAGAACGCCGCGAACGTGTTGGATGGCGGCGGCATCGGCTCGAGCAATCTTTCCTTCTGGCTGATTTGTTGGTCGCCGCGCACGATCTTTGGTCTCTATCCGCGCGGCACCAAAGCCGGTCTGGCGATGGAAGATAAGGGCGACACGGTGCCGGGATTCGACAGTCTGGGCAACCGTTTCGAGGCATTTACGAGTTGGTTCAGACAAATGATCGGCATCTGCCCGCAGGATTGGCGCTATGCCGGTCGCATCGCCAATGTCGACGTTACCACGGCCGGATTGGCGGGCCCCAACGCGCTCGATATTTTCGCGACCATCCGCGAGCTCTTGTTGCTCCCGCCGCATCTGACAAAGGGCACGAGCGGCATTACCAAGACTGACGCTCCTGATGAACCGGCGCCCGGCATTCGCCCGATCATCTACACCAATCGCACGGGGCGCCACTGGATGGATGTCCAGGCGATGAGAGATCGAAATGTGTTATTGCGCATCGAGGACTATGCCGGAATTCCTGTGGACGGGATCAATGGAATTCCGATCAAAATCAGCGATCAATTGCTCATCACTGAGCTCCGCGTCGTCTAAGCGCAACCGCCAGAGAAGGAACCAAACATGATTACCGATGCACAACTGAACTTCGTTCCGATCGGCGGCAACCTCGCGGTCGCTGGCGCTGCCGTGGCTTCGCAGGTGATCGACTTGCTCGGTCAAGGTGTCGGCACCGCGCCGCAGAACGTCTTTGGCACGCCGGCTGTATTCGGTGCGCCGGATGGAATGGGTGTCGGCGGCCCGCGGCCCGAGCTCGTCATCTCGACGGGCGCAGCGGCTTGGGCCGGCGGCACGTCAGTCAACATCGCGCTGCAAGCGGCGATCGATACGGGTAGCGGCGGCGGCTATCTGCCCGGCACCTGGAATACGATCGTGGAGAGCGGTGCGATCGCGGTGGCCAACCTCACGGCGCAGACGTTTCTGTTCCGCTGCCCGTGGCTCCCGCCATTCCCGGCCAATCTTCGTCCACGGTATTTGCGATTGCTGTTCACGCCGAGCGGCACGTTCTCGCCAGCCGGCCTGATTGGGTTCGCTTTGGTCACGACCGTGCGCGACGACCAGTTCAACAAGTACGGCGCCAAAAACTTCGCGGTCGCATAATGGACGCACTAGACGGGCTCCAGACCTTCCGGACGCGGGGGACGCCAGGTCGACCACGAAAGAAAGTGCTCGTCCCTGGCGAGCTCCGTCCGCCGCGCGCAACGAAAGAGAAGCCAATGATCCATTCTGAAGCTACTGATCCGCTGCCGCCGCCGCCCGAGCCGCCGCCGGTGACGGGATTTACAAACACGCCGGAATTCCAGGAAGCGGTTGCTGCCGCGCTTGCGAAAATGATGGAGACCGCCAGCGCGGAGAAGGACAACGCAACCGACGCCAAGAGCCTCATGCAAGCTCTGGCGATGGAAATCTCGCAGCTCACCGATCAAGGCACCGGCCGCAAACGTGTTGCACCGGAAGTCTTGCGCATGCGCCAGGCCGGGCTTGAGCGCATGATGAGGCTCCTCAAGGAAGCGCGCACCAGCAAGACGGTTGTGTCATGGCGCGTCAAATCCAAGTGCTATCTGGCCGATCGCGTTGTCGAGCCGTTCTGGATTGCAACGGACCACACTGCGCAGCCGACGGAAATCGATTGGGACGGCGTGCCCAACGAAGCGATGATGCCGCTGAACAAGCCGGCCGAGGCAATCCATGACGCCTTTCGGCAATGGATCGGGAGCTCGGCGAGGGTTGTGCCTGACGACGCGCTGGCAATCACGCCCGGCGGCCTGGTCGTGCATGGCGGCGCCGCGGGGCTTTCTTCCGGCAAGCGCAAGGTCGATCCTGAAGCGCGGCATACCGGCGAGCCAGAGCCAGAAGGCGCCTTGAACATTCACCACAAGAACAAGCAGGGCTACGTCGAAACGCGCATTCTCGGATCAATCGCGGAGCCAGCTAGGCAGACGGCATAATGCCAACGCTCAATATCAGCGAGTTCAAGAGCCCTAATGCGGTGGGCGCCAGCTTCGGCAATGATGCGTTGCCGTTTCCGCTGGTCGCGACGCAAGCGATGGGATTGACCGGCCCAGGTGGCAGCACGTCCGCTCAATTCAACGCAAAGACGAATGCGGTGCTTTTGATGTCGGACACGGATTGTCATTTCAACATCGGCGCGACGGGCGCGACCGGCGGTGCATGGACCCCAGGCACCTACCTGCCGGCGAAAGTGCCATTGTTGATCGCCGTGCCGCCGTCTTACTACCTGAACGCCGTTACTCCATGAGGATCGCGATGTACTGGCTCGCCAAACGATTGCCTGCAGGAACGCTCCCCTTCCTTACGCTTATCGCCATCATTGCCGGCCTGGCCGGTTACGCATGGGCGCAGGGCGCGATCAAGATCACGTCTTTTGCCACGCCATTCCAGTTCCTTACCGCAGGGCCCGGCCCGCAATCGACGTTCCTGCAAGCCAGCGGCGGCACGTTTGTCTGCACCGCCGGCGGCACGATCACGGTGGCCAATGCCAACGTCGACGCCGGCTCGGTCATCATTATGACGCTGAAAACGGTGGGCGGCACCGTCGCCAATCCGTTCGTGGCGACGATCACGGCCGGCACCGGCTTTACCGCCACATGCGGCGGCTCGGACACGTCAACCTACAACTATGCTGTTCTCGGCTAAGGGAGACCGGAAATGAAGAAGATCGTTTGGGGCCTCGCTGCGGCTGTAGCAGCCCTGTTCGCTGGCGTTGCCATCGCTCAGGTTCAGCCGATACCGACCGTTTTGAATGTCGGCCAGAGTGATTACGTCCAGATCATCCCCGGCGGGGTTGGCTCCGTTCCATCGGTGTACGCGCAGGCTGGCCGTGTCGCCAGCATGTATCAGTATTCCTATCAGGTCCCGCTCACCGGCTTCACCATCACGCCGCCCAACGGGGTCTCGCTTCTCTATCTCAATCCAGCCGGCACGCTGGCGACCGGCACGTTGACCATGCCGGCCACTCCCGGCGACGGCACGCAATTCTGCATCGAGGATAGCCAGACCCAGACCGCGCTTACAGTGAGTGCAAACACCGGGCAGAGCATGGCGGCCTTCGGCGGCGCCGCCGTCACGGCGCTGACAGCGAACACCAAATATTGTTGGTTCTATATCGCCTCTCAGGCGGTTTGGGTGCGGTTGCAGTAATGCCTTGGGCAAGCGGCGAGGCTTTCGCCGGGCGGCATAACAAGAAGCTCAAGGGCGAAGCCGCCAGCAAGGCGGCGTCTCAGGCGAATGCGATGTTGAAAGCGGGAGTGCCGGAAGGGACCGCGATCGCAACGGCCAACAAGACGGGCAATCGCATGATGAAGAAAGGCCGGCTGCGCGATCACTACGACAAGAGCAAGAAGTGAGACCGTCGATCGCCGATCTGACGAGTAAGCCGATGGCGAAAAAGTGGATCAAAAAGGCGACCGAAAATGCACACGGGCAATTCCGCAGGAAGGCGGAGGCGGCCGGCAAGAGCACCGCGGAATTTGCAAAAGAGCACGCGGGGGATGAGGGCACGACCGGCAAGCAAGCCCGCCTAGCAAAGACGCTCATGGGGCTCGGCGGCGGCGGCAAGAAGAAACATCGGTCGAAGCTCTACGACCACGCAAAAAGTCACGGAGACTAGTCATGGCGAAATTGCGCGATCACTACGAGAAGGGCAAAGCCAAGGGCGAGAAGTCCGAGAAAGACCCAAAGCCACGCCAGGAGAGCTCCAAGTCTGGTGACAAAGAGGCCCACGTTGAAGGCGCTGGCGAGAAAAAGGGCGGCGGCAGCGAGAAGAAGAGCGAGGGCGGCGGCGAAGCGAAGCATCCGCACGAGGATATCCATTCGCGCCACCACTCGGAGCGTCAAGCGATGCACCAATCGCACGAGAGCGAGCGCAAGGACCTTCATGGCAACCATCGTGAAGAGCATCGCAAGATGCACGAGCGACACCAAAAAGCCGGCAAGGAACTAAACGCGCGGCATCTGTCGGAATTACAAGCAGCCGGTCAGGGACCAGGCGCAGAAATCCCCGGCGGCGTGCCGGCAGGGCCGGGCGCACCTGGACCGATGGCGCCAGGCGCGCAGGGCATCGCCGTAGGAGCTCCACCGGCTGGAGGGCCGCCGATCCCACAGGGGGCGTAAATGCGCGTCATGCAAGACATGGAGCTCTCGGACGACGAAAAGCTCGATCGCATGGGCTTGAGCGAGGCGCCGGTCAAAATCGCGAATAAGAAGGAATATCCGTGGGGCTTGAAGCTTCGATTGACCGAACGTGAATTGGACAAGCTCGGCCTCGAATATCCTGACGACACTATGGTCGATGGCATCGTGCATTTTCACGGCATGGGTCGCATTAGCGGCGTGAAATGCGAGCAGCGTATTGGCGAGCCGAAATGTTGCTGCGTTGAAATCGAAACGACGCACTTCAGCATTGAGAGTGAGGACGAGGAAAACGAGGAAGAGGACGAATAGCCATGCCTCCTGTCACTCTGTCGAATACGAACTATACCGGCGCGCGAGTGGCCATCCGAGCGACCGTGCCGATACCAAAAGGACGAGTAGCGGCGGAAGCGCCGGCAGCGCCGGCAGCGCCGTCACCCGCAGCCGTTGATGAACCCGAGCGCGCAGAGCCCGAAGCCGATCCCGATCACGGAAACGGTGAGGAAGAGAACGGCGAGGAAGAAAACGCCGAAGAGGAAGCCCAATCGCATCGGCCGCACCACCAATCGCATCCAAAGTCTCGTAAGGTAAAGCGCACCAAGAAATGAACCTTATACGCTGGCTCGTCATCGCCGCAATGCTCGTGCCTTGGCCCGCTCGAGGCCAGGGCACGCTGCTGCAAGCCGGCCCCGCGACAGCAGGGCATCCGCCGGTCTATGCCGCTCCGAGCACCGGCCAGGCGGTTGTGCAGGACCCTGGCCCGGCCGGCGGCGGCGGCGTAGGTGTCAGCGAATTGCCCATCATTGCGCGCGGCACGCCGGGCACGGGCCCGAACGGCGAGCAGTTCTGCATCTACGACGCGCCGATCAACAATCCGGCCGGCTACCATTATCTCTGCCTCTCGGCGAACGTGAACGGCAACGGCGTCATCACCTACGGCGCCGCCGGCGGCGCCACGCCAGGAGTGCTGAATTTCATCATCAACGGCGTAGTAACACCGGCTCCTTGAGACATGAATGCCGACCAGCAACGATATCGCCAACCAGGCGCTTCAACTCATCGGCGACAATATGCCGATCGTTACCGGCGAGGACCCGACCTGGGATAGCTCGCCCGCCGGCGTTGCCCTTCAAAAACTCTATAGCGCGTGCGTCCAGGCCGTAGGCCGGCAATTCCAATGGGACATGGCGCGCAACACCGTGCAGCTTGTTCTCACCGGCAATGTTGCGCCTTTCCCCTGGAGCTTTGAATACGCCTATCCGCCGAACGGGATCGAGGTCTGGCAGCTTCTCCCTAACCAAATCCCCGATATCAACAATCCGCTGCCGTACGATTGGCAGATCGCCAACGGTATCGTCGCCGGCGCGCAGGGCCGCGTGGTTTGGTCGAACCTTGCCAATGCCTTTTGCACCTACAACAACAATCCAAACGAAAATACCTGGGACAGCCTGTTCCGAGAGACTGTGGTGCGCCTGCTCTCCAGCGAGCTCGCAATGGCCGTCGCCGGCAAGCCCGATATACAGCAAAGCAATATCGAGGCGAGCATGGCATTTGAGAAGATTGGTGAGGGCAGGGAATGGTAGCGAGCCTGAATGCACCGGCCGATATCGTCAACGCGGCGCTGGTACGCATCGGCTACGGCAATCGCCTTGGAACGCTGTTCGACGGCTCGCGGGCGGCAAAGTCGTCACTCGATATCTATGCGCAGACCCGCGATCAATTACTGCGGCTTTCCGATTGGCCATTCGCCCGGCGCGATACACTCGGCAATGTCATCAAAGCGGCGCCGCCTGACGGCTACGTTCCGCCGGATAATTGGAACAACACCTTTCCGCCGCTGCCGTGGAAGTACGAATACACCTATCCGGACGATTGCATTAAGGTCTTGAATGTCAGGCCGTCGCAAATCCTTCTGCCTAATTATCTGCCGAGACCCAACATCTTCAGCATCGCCAACGATGGCGGACAGCGCGTCATCCTCTCCGATGTCGCAAACGCGATCGTCGTCTACACCGGGCAGATCACCGACATGACGCAATGGCCGGCAGACTTCGCCGAGGCGTTGGTCGCGCAGATTGCGCGTCGCTTGGCACCACTGTTGGCCAACCTCGATGACTTGAAGCTTGAGGCGCAGGATGAACAAGTTGAAACTGTGCTGGCGGAGAAGCAGCAAGGATGAACCTTCCCACCGACATCGGACAGCAAGCTCTCGACGCCGCCGCCGTTGATTATCAGATGGGCGAGATCGAGGACGGCACGCGGCCGGCCGCGGTTCTCTTGCGCGCCTATCAGCAATGCCTCATGCAATTGCTCCGCGGCGCGAATTGGGACTTTGCGCGCAAGACTGCACCGCTTCTCCTCCTCGCCGATGTAACCGGACAAAGTGAAGGCGCCGGCACGATCGTCCCCGTGCCGTGGGTTTATGAGTACGCCTATCCGCAGGATTGTATGAAGGCGCGGCTCATTCCCTGGAACCAGGCATGGCCCACGTCGACACCACCCGGCAACATCACCACCGGATTTACCGTCCAAGGGCTTCCGCCATCGCCTCCCGGCACGCCCTTGGTGACTGGCCTGGGCAATCCGCAGCTTGCGGGCGACCGGATTGTCCCGGCCCGTTTTGTCATCGCGACGGATAGCAATTATCCGCCGCCCGCCGGCTCTGCGGACGCGCCAGGCGTGAGTTCGCAGGGCCGTACCGTGATCTTGACGAATGTGAAATTTGCCACGCTCATTTACACCGCGCTCATCGCTCCGCCGGTCCTCTGGGATAGCCTGTTCCGCGCTGCGTTCGTGGCCTACCTGGCCAGCGAGATTTCCCTGCCGCTCTCGCAGGACAAGAAGTTTGGTCTCACCATGCGGGCGGAGAACATCAAGGTCACGAAGCTCAAGATCGAGGAAGCCAGAATTCGCGACGGCAACGAGGGTTGGTACTCCTCCGATTTGCGCGTCGATTGGATGGCGGCGCGGATCAGCGGGCGCGGCGGCTATGGCGGCTATGGAGCTCTCGGCGAGGGCGGGCCCGTCGTGCCGTGGGGTGGCGGCTTTGGCTGGGGCTGGGACGCAA